TAAATCCCAAGGTGTTGATTCCTTAGAAATCTTCAGTGAAGATGCCGAAGATGATGAACCTGAAACTTGCGGGTGTAGTTGCTGTGATGGGCATCACCACCATCATCATGAGGAAGATGATGACGATGATGATATGCCTATGCATAACCTAACATTGTATTCTGGCACCAATATCCTCAATACCGCTTTTAAGTATCAGGGAATGAGCAATTCATTACTTTCTATCTTTAAGGCAGTTGAAGATTAAACGATATAAAAATAAGGTAGTTAATCTACCTTATTTTTTTAATGCCCGTACACTAGTACAGCCTATTAAAGATAATTAGCAATTTAACAAATTAGTATTTGTTATTTATAGTAGGAGGTCCATTTAAGATTATGGCAAAGTACAAAGATGATAACATAACAGTCATCACAGATGACCTGGAACGTCTTCGTGAGAGGACGACTATGTATATCTCTTACAAAGGTGAGAAAGGTGCATTGCATCTATGTAAAGAATTGATCAATAATGCTATTGATGAATCTATGTCGCCACATTCCCCATGTAAGAATATCTACATCGCATTTGATGTAAAAGAAAATAAATTAACCGTAAAAGATGATGGTCGTGGTATTCCATTTGAGCATGTTATTGATGTTGTATCCCAACTTCAATCCAGTTCTAACTTCGGTAAAACCAAAGATGGTGCTGAAGTCTCCTTTAAAGCTGGGGAGAACGGTGTTGGTTTAACAGCGATTAATGCCTTATCAGAATACTTAACACTTACCATCACACGTGATGGTAAACGTGGCACCTTTGCGTTCGTTGATGGACGTCTTAAAGGTGAACCTATATATGAAACCGTATCCAAGGAATTACATGGCACTGAAGCTATTTTCGTACCAAGTGCTAAATACCTTGGTAAATGCAATATTGATGAAGGGGAGTTGTTCGAATGGATCGATACCATCTCTTACTTCATGCCAAGTAATAAAACCATTTACTACTCTGCGATTAAAAAGAAAGGTGACGAGAAGAAGGCTATTAAGTTAAAACATAAAAATGGTCCAGTTGAACTTCTCGACTCCACTATTAAGAAACCTCTCTTGAGTTCCACAATTCACTTCAATGTGAAGTCTCCGAATATTCAAGTGTGTTTCAACTATGATGAGAATGATAGTACAGATGGCTATAATACACTCTCATTCTGTAACTGGGTTAAAACGATTCAACATGGTGAACATGTGAATGGTGCTAAGACTGGTTATTGTCAAGCTATGTCCAAAATTACCCAAGAGTATATGACCGATAACGAAAAGAAAAAGTGGAATATCACTTTTGAAGATATTCGTTTGGGTCTATGTACTGAAATCTTCTTATTCCATAATGACCCACAATTTACGAACCAAACAAAAGAAGCGGTTGGTAATCGTGAGTTAGGAAAAGAGATTCGTGATGCAGTCTACGACGCAGTCATGAAGTATATGAAATCACATGCTTCTGAAGCTAAGAAGATTGCTACCTATATCAAGAAAAATGCTCGTGCAAGACTTGAAGTTTCTAAGATCCGTAAGTCCGATTATAAACCGATGGATTCATTAGAAGAATCTATCATGAGCGGTTATAGTCCAGCGATTGGTAAAGGATATAAGGAACTATTCATAGTCGAAGGGGATTCTGCGAAAGGTGGCGTAACTGCTGTTCGTGACCCTATGACACAAGCTGTATTTAAGATCAAAGGTAACCCAATGAATACCTATGGTGAACCATTAGCTAAGGTTCTTCAAAACGAAGAATTAAAAGCCTTGACTAAAATCATTGGTACTGGTATTGGTAAAGACTTTGATTTAAGTAAATCGAAGTTCGATAAAATCATTATCTTCGTCGATTCAGATATCGACGGCTATAATATGACTTCGTTACTATCAACATTCTTCTTATGTTTCATGCCCGTGCTTGTACAACAAGGCATGCTATACAAAGCAAAAGCTCCATTGTATATCCTAAAGGATAACAAGCATAAGTATATCCTATCTAAGGTTGACTATTATAAACTATTCGCGGATAACGTGGTTGAAAACGTTACACTTACGAATAGTAAAGGTCACAAATTATCTGATGTTGAAATGCATGAATTAATCAACGTAAACTCTGATTATCTATTGGAACTTGAACCATTGGCTCAATACTTCTATACGAATCCAGAGTTGATTGAATTCACATTACTACACGGTCAAACCAAAACATTTAATACACAATTAAAGAAACGATTCCCTGAATTAGCATATGATGATAAGACAGGTGTCATTCAAGGTTCTATCAATGGTGTATATCAATATCTATTAGTGGATATTGCGTTCTTTAATAAAGCTTCACGCCTATTGAAGTTCATTAAAGAAGTAAACAATTCCGATATATATTATACTATGGAAACCAAAGAAGGTGGTAAAGTTCATACCAGTCTTGGTATGTTCTTCCGTGAAACGAAAAAGTATCTGCCTCCAATCGAGGAACGGATAAAAGGGTTGGGTGAGTTGGATAAAACGATTATGTGGGAAACTACATTGAATCCAGCTAACCGTGAACTCGTTCGTTTAACAATTGATGATTTGGAACGTGAACTTGATACTGTTAAAGTATTACATGGTCCGAATACAAAACTTCGTAAGGCTTTCATGATTGATAATAGTCATAAGTTTAACCGTGATGATTTAGATAACTAAGGAGGAAATAGTATGGAACTATCTGAACTAATAGCGATCATTATTGTCATCGTACTACTTAGTATATTGGGTGCATTGTACCTATATAACGAAACGAAAGAGATGGAAAAATCTCAAGAGTACTTTATACTAAGAGATGACTGGAGAAGACGTAGAGATGGCAAAAAAGACAAATAAGAAGTTTAGTGGTAAAATCACCGACATGTCCCTCTATACCAATAACCGTGGTGTTGTTGAGGAGAATATCGGTGCATATAATGAAGATGGGATGTATAAGTACGGGACCAACGTTGTGTTGGCTCGTGCTATCCCAGATATTACAGACGGATTGAAACCGGTTGAACGTCGTGTATTATATGCGACAGCTAAGATAGCGGGTGCTACTAAGAAAATGACAAAAGTATTGTCATTGATTGGTGACGTTATCAAGATTCATCCTCATGGCGATTCCTCTGTAGAAAATGTAATTACTGGTCTTGGTAAAGACTGGGAAGTCCCTTATCCGTTGATGACAATCGGTGGTAACAACGGTCAGATTGCTGGTAGCCCATCAGCGAGTGCTCGGTATATTACGGGTCGTGTATCTGATTTCGCTTACGATTGTTTCTTCAGTGAATGGGATGACAAAGTAATGGATATGGCTCCGACGTATAATCAGGACCTTATGGAACCACTATCGCTGGCAGCCAAATATCCAAATATGTTATTGAAACCATCTACTGGGTTTACATTTAGTATGGCTACGTATGTACCATCCTTTAACCTAGTAGAAGCATTTGAAGAAGTTATCAAATGTATTAAAGATCCAGACTATCATCCATATCTCATTCCAGATATTCCATCTCGATGTGATATTGTGGATGAAGGTCAATTTAATGAGATTTGTGAAACTGGTAAAGGTGTATTCAAAATGCGGTCTACCATTATTGAAGACCCAGATGAACATACCTTAACCATCACATCTCTCCCATATAAAACAAAGATTGAATCTGTCATTGCTAAGATTGCAGAATTCAGTAAGAGTAAACAACTCCCTGGTTTGAAACGTATTAATGACGCATCTGATGCTGAGTCTGTATATCTCATTCTTGAGTTTGCTAAAGAAGTAGACTTACATCAAATGAAGATGTTCTTATACGCTAAAGCGGGGTTAGAAAGTTCATTCCCTACACAAATGAACTTCGTAGATAACTATGCAGTTAAGTTATTCAACTTACGAGAAATCGTTCATAGTTGGATTATGAACCGTCGGTTATTCAAACGTAAAATCTATACCATCCGTTTAGTTAAACTAAAAGAGCTGGTATACATTACAGAAGTATTGATCGATATCATTGAAACTCCGGGTAAAGCTGAGAAAATCATGAAGATGATTAAGAAGTCTGAAGATGATAAGTTGATTAAGATGTTGAATGCCGACTATGCATTGACAACTGTACAGGCCAACAAGATTATCAATCTTCGTATGAGTGAATTCAGCAAATCAGCTTTGAAACGTTTCAAAGAACGATTGAAAGACGCTCTTGATGAAATTGAAGTCTGTGAAGAATTGATTACGAAACCTAAGAAGTTAGATAAAGTAATCATCTCTGAACTTGAGAAAGGTATTGCTAAGTATGGTAAACCTCGTTTATCACGTGTTATCAAAGCGAAAGCTGATGCAAAATATAGCGATACAGAACACTTAATCGTATTCACTAAGAACGGTTATGTTAAGAAGCTTCTCGATAACGTTAAATCCATTGGCGATTTAGCTCAAGGTGATGAACCTGTTGAGATTATTCATGCGAATAACTTGGATAGCTTAATCTTCTTCGACCGTAAGGGTTATGTACATGCATTAGAAGTTGGTGAAATCCGTGCTTCTGATAAAAAATCCTATGGTGAAGCACTAAGTAAATACGTGAATATCAATGGTGACGTAGTAGCTATCTTTACAAAAGATGCTATCAAATCCAATGAAGCGTTCACATTCATTACTAAGAAGGGTATTATAAAGAAAACGTCTTGTTCAAAATACCCATTCAGAACATCTGTAGCAAGTATCATTTTGAATAAAGATGATGAGTTGGTATCTGTACTAAAAGGTAAAGAATCTATGGACATCATCGCCTATACTAAACAAGGTAATGGGTTACGATTCGATACAGGTTCCTTTGCAGAAACTAATCGTATGAGCCGTGGTGTAATTGGTATTGACCTAGCTCCAAGTGATGAAGTCATGGGTATCGCTCGTGTATCTAACACTGATGACCAAATGCTTATCTTGACTGATAAGGGTAATGGTAAACGTTGTACATTAGATACCTTCGCTAAATCCGATAGACGTGGTCAAGTACTCAAACTCATTAGCTTAGCGAAAGGTGAACACTTATCCTTTGTGATTGCTTGTAATGATTTCTGTGAATTCAGAGTATTGTTGAAAACTGATATGTTTGATGTATCAGCTGATGAATTCCCTGAATTAACACGTAACCATCCTGGTAAGAAAGTCATCCCTGTTCGTAAAGGTGATACGATTATCAAAGTGGTTCGTAAGTAATAAGAAAAAGAGGAACTTTCCGTTCCTCTTTTTTTTTGGTTAATTTGACATCTATTTAAGTACAATAACTATGTATTTAGAAAGGATGGTACAGCTATGCTATATAATGGTATAGACATGGACACATTCCTGTTACAATTACGAAAAATTATTCGGTCTGCTGTTATCAAACAAACGAAACAAGCAAAAAAATATGAATCCAAGAATACCAAGTTAATGGGCGATGCATATGTGGCCGCCATCGAAACAGGGGATTACTGGGATTCTTATATTACGTTTGAACGCAGCGTTCTTGTTAAAGCGGGAATAGATCGTCTCTTATTGACAAAATGCCAACAAGATAAAGAAAACATCCCTCCTCAATATAGAGATAGGGTTGTTCAACTTCAAAAGAACTTAATCATTGGTTCCTTTGAAGAGCACAATAACTATTATCGTATGTTACACGGTGAACCAGATATGGAAGATACCGATTTTGTCTACGTTCCGGAGAACCGTTTTGGTATTCCAACGAACGTTCCGGTACATGAATTAGATCCTCAATTGGCTCATTTGGTAACAACTAGTGGTATAGCTGATGAACTAATCGCTAAGCACCCAGATAAACCATATTTGAAATTTTTAGGTGGCTACGCTATACCATATCATACAACTAGGACTGCTAGAAACTATGAATTACTATATGTATTACCATCAGACATAGAGTATATCTCTAACGACTTTGTTAAGTTCTATAATGAAGCTCGTGACTATGTCATGATGGGTTTATATACCCAAGAAGATAACAAGATGTTTGAATATTATGATGAATTCATGGGGTTCTTAATTATGATTATTGCTATCCAACGATTCATCGCCAACATCTTTAAACAAGGTATCACACGTGAGTTCTATGATGACTCATTGATACGTTACCTATTCGAAGGTTATAATATGCCTTACTTTGAAGAGATTGCTGTATTATACCAACGAATTATTGCGAAGGATTTGAACTTGATGTTGCAAGTAAAATCCTCTAACCAAGTCATTTATGATATCTCCAATATCTTCAATTTCATCAAGGTTAATGTATACAAGTATTACTTGGTGAAGGATTATAAGCGAGATAAAAATGATAACCCGGTTATTAAATATAAAACAATCGTAGATGAAGAAGGGAACCCTAAAGAAGTCATTGACTGTGAGAATACATGGAACGTATGGTTCCAACGTGTTAACATTCGTGATATGGATCCTGCCGCTGCGATTGCTAATCCAGATAATAAAGTAGATTACCACGCTATTACTGATGGTGACCCTTACTGGATTAATGACTCCGATTTAATGGAGAAGATTTGTCATAATAACTTCAACTCCATTATCACGAAATATATGTCAATCGACTTGATATATAGTATGACCAAGACGTTCTATGAATCTACGTATACAATTCGTATGTGTATAGACAATCAGGATGAAATGAATAAGTTGAAAATGAAACTTCCTCGTTTAAGTCCAGATTATGTCAATCTATATGAGTTGGTTATTTTCTTATGTACGTTAGTCGCTAATAAGTTTGGTTTACGCGGTGAGATTCCTCTTAAGGGTTATCAGATCGCCAACGTATATGGCTTTAACTTTAAAGGGGATATCCCTAAGATTCGTGATGACTTATTATATGGTAAAGGGGCTTGCTCTAAACGCATTGACCCTGAAATTCTTAAATTCTTCACTAAGATACATACACCAACCATCAATGATGTGGATGATGTATATCGCAATATCAATGGCTTACGTAAGTTCATTGATGAACGTATGCGGTTGACCAAAGATTTAGAAACATACGAGTGTTATAAGAAACTCTATGATTCTCTACTTATCACAGAAGACGTTAAGGAACTCTATAAGAAACCAAATGGTCAATATGCTTCCAGTTACGAAGATTTATTGAAAGACTTACGTCCTGACTTATGGAATATCTTTAATGATATCCGCGGTAAACGTAAAGACTTAGATGACCTAATCAACTATATCTTACATAAACTATCCTCATTAGATGACGAATTCCAATTCATCAGTAGTCTAAATGAGAAAACCGATTTGATTAAGATGGTTGAGAAGTTAGTCAATGAGTTTAAATCATACACCGTATCTGATGCATTCTCTGACCTCGTATATGTATTAGATGACCCTCATTTTAATATGCTTAAAATCCTTGATAAACTCAAGGGTATGGAAGTTAATATGACGATCGAGGATCGTAAAGCGTTACAATATATCTACGATGATTGTATTTCTATGATTACAGTAACGAATAAATATGATGATAAGATTAAGTTCACTGAAGAGTATCGTACATGGTCTTGGCAATTAGTCAAAGACTTCATTCACTTTACAGATAGAATCCACTTCATCTGGAAAGATATTCAATTAGATGACCACTTCGCTATGCGTTTCTATGACATCATCAACACATCTAAAGATGTCGACCTAAAAGATTCTGCTGGGGATAAGGTGGAAATCTCTGAACTATTACGCTTCATCAAAGATAAATCGTTCCGTGAGAAATTCCCATTGAGTGAAGTGGAAGTTCGTAACTTTATCGTAGACGTTATCGTCCACAGTAAACTCGATTTATTCGACCACATTCAAACAGAAGAAAAGGTTGCTATCTATCAAAAATTAACTGCATATCTAATGGAATGGTATGTGTATTCCTCAGTAACTTATTTGAAGGAACGCTTCCCATTACATATGAAGAATAAACATCGGTTGACAAATGATGACCCAGTCGACCTTAGCTTCAAAGATTTCCAAGAATTATTCGATCACCATAAGATTGAATCATATAAAGCCATGACGGATAGTATGTTGGTCAAGACTTTCATGTCGTACTTTGGTTCCTATTATCAATTCAAAGATCGTAGATTCTTAAGCGATTTGCGCCATATGGAAAGAATTAACCCAAAAAACAATACAATAGAAACATCTATTGAAAACAGTGTGTATCCTATTACGGAGACTCCTTTGAAGAGTTCGTTAGGTACTGCAACTAAAGTAACAGGTACTGGTAAACAACTAGTATCTAAAGACAATATACAGTTTAAACACACGATTAAGAAACACTATAATTAACTAGTAAAAGGAGAATTCAGTAATGAGTAATATTGTTAATAAAAAACTCTCCGATCGTATCGGTACAGTTGATGTTTTGAAAGAACAGTTCTCTGCTCCTGCAACTAAACAACCTAAAACATTCCGCACAGAAATCAGTGCAACTGATGAATTCGGCAATGTGTTGTTTACTAATGAGCACAATGAAACCGTACTTGGTGGTGCCATTACAGTAATGGAAAAAATGTGGGGTATCCGCTCTCCATTACAAGTAGCCACTATCAATGAAATTATGAATATCAACTCCAAAATCGGTGTTGATCCAAACCCATTAACGCAAGATGATATCGTATGCCTTTGGGGTGTTGGTATCGGTGGTTCTGGTGATGCTTTCGGTTCTATCCGTCCAGTAAACTTCTATGAACGTGAAGTTGGTCAAAACGGTCAACGTGATGAAATGATTCCGTTCCGTGTTGTACAAACTCCATTAAGTGGCGACGATGCTGCTAAATATCATATGATGGAAGAACGTCAAGCTGACGGTCTATTCGCATACTACCTTAAAGGTTTTGAACAAACTCCACAAATCAAAGTATTGTGGAAAGATGGTGAAGAAGGTGAAGATGGTTCTGAAGTAGAATCTGATGTTCACAATACTTCTCGTCGTGATCTTATCGAAGCTTTCGTAGAAATGCGTTTGAAACT